CTGCAAGAGCAATATCTGATGGTTATTTGATTTACAAGAACAATAAAAAAGAGATATACTTTAATTTCAAGGACAATAAAAAGAAGTTGCTTACCGTTCCATTTGGAGAGGATGCACTTTATGTACTGTCTTCATACTTTCAGTCAGATGAAGGTTTAGAGTTGTACAAACACCTTGAAGATAAGTTGTCAGAAAATTAGTATATTTGTACTTTACTAACCCATTAAACTTTTTAAACAATGGAAAAATTTTTAAGTATCCCCGTTACAAGTTCAGGTAACATATTGATCTCTGCTACTAATGTAGTTATGGTTGAAGCAGCGGCTGATTCAGCAACAGCTGTAACAACACTAGTTACTTATCAAGGTGGCAAAGTAGTTACGCTTACACATGCAGCTCAAGTTGCTTTTAGTATGCGTGATGCTATTCAAAACGCAATCATGGCTGCTTTGCAAACTTCTTGGACTAATGTTGTCTATGATGTTACAGTACCACAAGCTGTTAGTGATATAGACGTAGCTTAATAGCAATCAATCTAAAACCTAAGAGGCACTTTTTAATTAGAGTGCCTTTTTTTGTTTATCTTTGTAAAAAGACTTGCAATGATAAATGATGTTAGAAATACTGTTCTGTCAATAATAAGTAAAGACAATCGGGGTTACATTACTCCAGACGAGTTTAACTTATTTGCAAAGCAGGCACAGCTTGAAATATTTGAGCAGTATATATACTCTTACTCCAATTCGATTAACAAGCAGAACGCTAGGATGTTTGGTGAGGGATATACAGATGTTCCAAAAAACATAGGTGAGGTTATTGATGAGTTTTCTGTTCTTACAACACTAACTTATTCAATACCATATTTTTTACCTCCTGTAGATTACTACTACCTAGAGAGAGTTATGTACAATAATATTGAGGCAGAAAAAGTTAGCCAAAGAAAGATATCTGCACTATTAAACTCAAACCTAACAGCCCCTGATGTTTCATATCCAGTGTACACACTACAAGAAACAGGTCTAATTGTATATCCGACAACAATAGTAAACAATATAACGGCTCAATACATAAGATACCCAAAAGATCCTGTGTGGTCATACACAAATATTTCTGCTGGACAGCCAGTATTTAATGCAAGTGCATTTAACTATCAAGACTTTGAGCTACCCTTAAGTGATTTTGCAAATTTAGTGGTAAAAATATTACAGTATGCTGGAATTTCAATTAGAGAAACAGAAGTTGTTTCAGCAGCTAAGTCAGAAGAGATACAAGACTCACAACAAAAACAATAGTAGATGCCATATATAAATAATTACCAGTACTACAAAAATAACGGAGCTATTCCTGAAGATGAAAATTGGGGGTCGTATCAGTATGTTCGCCTGTCTGACATTGTTAATAACTTCATGCTAATGTATGTTGGCAATGATAAACTTGTAAACAATGTTGATAGATACACCATTCTTTTTCATGCAAAAAGATCTATACAGGAGCTAAACTATGACGCACTAAGAAACATAAAGGTCCTAGAATTACAGCTTGGAACTGAGCTAAAGATGATCATGCCTCCAGACTATGTTAGCTATGTTAGAATGTCAATGTTAATCAACGGTGTTCTTATTCCATTGGTTGAGAACAGAACCGTCATGTCAGCTACGGCTTACCTACAGGACAATAACTTAGACATTGTATTTGACTCTAACGGAGAGATTGTAACGGGAACATCAAAGCTTGACATCCTTAGAGGAGACAACATGTTGTACACTGGTGGAGGAATATACAATAATCAGATGGGATACTGCTGTGATGGTCAATGGTACTTTAATTATAGCATTGGCTCAAGGTATGGCATGAACACTGAAGACGCAAACATGAACCCTAAGTTCACAATCAATAAGGAGTCTGGGGTTATTGATTTTTCATCTGGAGTTGAGAATGCATTTATTGTTCTTGAGTATATTTCAGATGGCATGGAAAATGGTGACTCAACAAAAATTACTATAAATAAATTAGCAGAGGAGTACGTGTATAACTACTTAAAGTGGGCTGTATTAAATAACAAATATGGCGTACAGGAATACATAGTAGCGAGAGCTAAGAAAGAAAAAAGTGCAACGTTAAGGAATACAAAAATTCGATTAAGTAATATGCACCCATCAAGATTGTTGATGAGTTTAGCTGGTCAAGATAAGTGGATTAAATAATTATGGCGGAAACTAAAAATACATTTGTTGCTGGTAAAATGAACCAGGATGTTGACGAAAGGTTATTGCCTGATGGTCAATATAGGTCTGCAAATAATATTACAATAGAATCAACTGGTGGCTCAAATATGGGTGCCGTACAGAATGCAAGGGGGAATTCAAAGTTATTTGACGTAGTAAGTTTTTTATCAACTCTTGGATATACAATTACAGGAACTAAAACGATTGGTGCTGTAGCATACGAACCACTTGGCCTTATTTATTGGTTTATAAGTGCTGACAATTTTGATGGTATATTCGAGTTTAATCAAAATACTCAAATATCATCTTTGATTTTAGGTAGCACTAGTGGTCAGTTGAATTTTGACTCGTCCGCACTAATAACAGGTGTTAATTATTTATACTCAGACAGCGGAAGTTATTTATTTTGGACGGATAATCTAAACCCACCAAGAAGGATAAATATCTCTAGGGTTAGGGGATACTCGATTAACGATTCAAGAATAAATATTGACATTGATGTAGTGTTAAGACCACCACTAAATAGTCCATCAATACTTTTGTCTGATGATACTGATAGTATTGAATCAAATAACTTAGAAGAAAAATTTCTTTATTTTAGTTATAGGTATAAATATATTGACAATGAGTTTAGCTCAATGTCACCATTTTCTTCCGTAGCCTTTAATTCTAAAGGTCTTTCTTTTGACCCAACTACTGGTGACAATATTGGAATGTTAAATAAAAATAATGTTGTTAGTATTCAATTTGAAACTGGTAATCAGTTTGTAAAAGAAATACAGATTTTAGCAAGAGACACAAGATCATTAAACGTAGTGATAATTGAGACTCTAAACAAGAGTGACTTGAATATCCAAGACGATAGAACTAGTAAATTTGTTTTTAGAAATAATAAAATATATGCCACACTAACGTCTGATCAGGTAACTAGGTTGTTTGACAATGTACCACTGAAGGCACTAGCACAGGATATTGCTGGAAATAGATTGGTGTATGGCAACTACACCCAATTTAGAGACGTGAGTGATATAAACTACACTGTTGATTACACTAATCTAAGTGGTTTTGTAGCAAGCGTAGGTTTGCCTAAAAGAACCTTTAGAAGTGACCGTGACTACGAGGTTGGTATTGTTTATAGTGATGAATACGGAAGGCTTACGACTGTGTTAACTCCTAGCACTGGAAACAGCTTAAATAATAGCACGAACTCAGTTTATATACCACCAATAAAATCAAGTACGCCAAACTCATTAATAACAAGAATAACAAATTTACCTCCAAGTTGGGCGACAAATTATAGGTTATACATAAAGCAGTCAAAAAAAGATTACTACAACTTGTTCCCTATATCTTTTCAAGTAAAAGGTGAGTACAGGTACATACAGATATCAGAGTCTGACAGAGATAAAGTTTCTGTTGGTGATTATATTATATTTAAAACGGCTAACGCACAACCAACTCATACAAATAGGAAGTTTAAGGTTCTTGAGGTTGAACTTAAGGCAGCTAATGCCCTAAACACTAATTCACCTGCTGGTCTATATTTAAAAATAAAGCCAGACGCTATAAGTGCAGCATCTTTTTTGGCAGCACCAATTATGACTACTCAGCAATCTGGAGTTTTGGCAACAATAGGACAATATAATGGTAATAGTGGTTGGTGTAGTTGGAGTAGTGTCAATGGAACAGAAACTCAGACACCATATGCTTTAAATGATAATGTTTTTGCTCAAGGTTATAATTATGAATATGGGCTTTTTTATGATACCGTTCACTATAGAGCAGGGTCTAATTATTTTACAGCAAATGAAAATGATGCAGCTATATTAACAATGCAAGCTACCGCTAATGGTAAAACATTTAAAAGAGATTTAAGGCTTAAAGTAAAAATAGTAAACGATCCAGCAAATCCTAATTCAAGCGATGCCACACATTTTTCTTTAAATTCAAATGTAAATGATCAAAATAACTGGAGCTATCCAGCATCAATAACTAGCGTTCAACCTAACGGACTTAACGTAAATGCTAATGCTATTGGGTTTATGTCTTCACAAAATACACCAGTAAGATTATATTTTCCCGCAACAAATAATTATACTTTGGGAGATGTATATGTATTTAATGTTAGAGCTAGATCAAATGAAGATAGTAATATACGTATTCCTTCAGCAGCTGGTGATCCTGGATTACCATTTCAATCATTATCAGGTTCTGTTCAAACTACTATATTATCTCAGCAATGGAATGATACAGACTATGAAGGAACGTGCATAGTTGGATTTAAGGGTCCTATATATACTGGAGCTATAATAAATATAACGTTAAAAGATTTTGAAGGGGATAGTAGTTCTAATGTTAGTCAGACACTTACTACAACAACAGTTCCATCATCAAGAATGTATCCATCATTTGAAGAATATTGGTACGAGGAATTTATATTTTTAGCAAGTAATGATCTTGGGGTACCTGATTATTCTAATAACAATGCTGCATTTAGGTATTGTCAATCTTTTATTAATTATGATGGCGGACCTGCACCAGGACAGACTGTTGCTCTAGCTGCTGCTGGGTCAACATTTAATGGTATTCAAAATGACTATTATTCTACATTGTTTTATCCTGCTAACGCTGAAACAGATGGATATTGTCGTAGATCAAAGTATACAGCTGAAGGTTCTTTAACACAAGCTCAATCCCCAAGTTATATAGTTGAAACAGTACCGCTTGATGTTGAGACCCCTATATTCCATGAGACAATGAGGACGTATCCTATAGTTGGAGGGTTTCATAAGGTTGGTTGGCAGTACTCGTCAAACACTGAGCCCAGTCCTTTACAATATGTGCTTCAATCGAGTTATTTCCACTATTTTCAAGTTGGTCAATCAA